ACCTGCACCAGCAAATCCACCAATCATCATCATACTCTTTTTACTTCCCATGGTTTCACCCATTTTGCCTTTTAATCTATTTAATGATCTACCGAATTTTGTTTTATCAAGTGCTCTAGTTAACATACCCATTTGTTTTCCACCACCACCTGTACTTGGCATTGCTGGTGATGCAGGATCAAATGATTCTTCTTTTTCTCCTGCTCTATCAGCAGCCATTTTAAAGAACATCTTAGTTAAATCTACAGTTGCACCAAGTAGATTACCTTCACTAAGTTGATTAGTAAATCTATCCATATTTCTTATTAAGTTTCTTTCCATCCAGTTTTTCTGTTTCAATAACTCTATTTCTTTTCTAGAACGTACAAGGAATTCTGACCTCTTTCTCTGTTCTTCACTGGCTAGAGCAATATTATCTTCATCTAATGCGAATTTCTCTTTAAGTAATTGCATCTCCTTTTCATAGTCCTTCATTAATAGACCACCCTTATTAGCAACATCCTTCATAGAGGACATTGTTTTTTCTAGCTTCTTTAACGTATCTAGAGACTTTTTCTCAATCTCTAAATCTTTTAGTTTGAATTCACCTTCGAACGATGCCATTAGTTTTATATAAAAGTATTTCTATTTAAAGTTTTTAGGCATTGGAGGAGGCTTTACGGTGCTTTTCTTAGTAATTTGCTCTTGTAGTTCCTTATGAATAGTCATTAAATTTCTTAGATAACTTACTTTTTGCTTGTCTGTGGTTTCTTTGTCCCATCCGAAGTTCGAGGCTGTGAAATAGTAGATTGTTGCTGCAATTCGTTCTCCTTCTCCGAACCCATGAACGTCATCATCCAATCCTCCAAGAATTTTGCTAAAGGGTAGTCTACCATCACTCCTGAGATGATCTGTTTAGCCACACTTGATCTCATATTTCGTAGTGCAACTGCTGACCCAATTTCAAAGGGTGCTTTCTTTATAACCTTAAGTAATATAGTCTGTCTATATTCAGGTATCTTTACTTTAGGTTTTGTAACATCTGTTAGATCAACACAGGCGTTGATAACAGATTCTAATTCTCCAAATGTTAAATCGTCTTCATATTCAATAGTCTCTTTACGTCCTTCCCAATCAATCTCGAAACTTTTTAAAACCATATAGAATACAGAATATTGCCGATAATATAAATCTTTCTATTCTTCTGCTGTTTGACTGTTCTTACATGCTACAGTCACTGATTTTACTCTCCAATCAATGTTCTCAAATACTGGTTCGTTAGGTGCAATTCCTTCGACACTTAATGATGTTGGTGATAAACCTGTACCTGTGATTTTTATTTCTTCGTTTGCGTTCTTTCTGAATAGTATTTCTAGTTCTGGACTTCCTCCAACAGTTTCTGAGAATGTTCCAGATGTACCTTTCATTGCTTGTTCTAACACATCTTCTAATATGTTCTTGTTTAATAATGATGCTTTGAATGATCCTGTAATATCTAGTATTTGTCTGTATGAATCAACTGCTTGTTGTGAGTTTAGACCATATAACAATGATGTTGTTTGGTTAATTGATAAGTTTAAGTCTTGTACTTGTGCTAATACACTTCCACCATATGTTAACTGTGCATGTGCAAATGTAAATGCTCCATGATTTAATGTTGGCTCTGATGGTGCTGAACCAAATGTTGTTGCTGGTGCATCTTCTTTTCCATATGATGCTGATAATGAACAATCTACTGTTGCTCCTATTGATGTACTAATTCCTAATGTTGATGCGACACATCCTTTTAATGTTCTTACAACATCAGAGTTTGATGTATCTGCTGCATTGAATCCTACTTCCATTTGGAATGATCTTGGTTGTTTATTAATACCATTTGATGCATGTGGATAAGTGTGAGTATATGGGTTACTTGAACCTGTTGTGCTAGGTGCTCCGAAGAAAGCTCCTAAAATCCAAGGGTTACTTAGTACAAAGTCAACTCCAATCTCCCCTGCCTGTTGTCCATATGCATAACTTTCATATGTAACTTGGTTTAATGCTGGAAGATCAATTCTATTGTGGGTTAAGCTCCAAGAAGATAATCTGTCATTTAAGCCAAATTTCTTATCGGTTGTTGCTGAACCACCATAAGTTGATTCGTAACCATATTTAATATACGATTGTGCACCTGTTCTAACCATTCTGATATTTAAGAGTGTGGTTTTGTATTTAAAGATTATGGGTCTAATTTTCTATATCTAGCCCTTATCTCATGGCGATACATATTTCTGTATAAATCATTAGAAGATATACTCGAAACCACTCTTAGGTCTATGTAACCAGTTCTTCTAATATTATCTTTTATAATCTTTACTACTTCTTTCACTGTATCATTATGATGATCATTATTTTGATATGTTCTTATATCAATATCTATATCTATTTCAGATAAATGCTCCACACCATATAATCCCCAATATTGTATATTTTCTTTCTTTGGTGATATTAATATAACATTACGTCTTGCATCTATAAAACCGACTGCTTTTTGTTCATATGACTTTGATATTATTGGAGTATAACCTATTGACCAATTATCCCTTATTAGATTCTCCATGTCATCTAACGCATCATATATCTCTATTGCCATAAACTATCATCTACCTCTTTGCTTATTAAGATTGTTCCATCTTGAAACCCATATTCTCTTTGCTATAGCCATTTTTGCCCTATACGCCTGACCTTCTGTCATTGCGTTAATTTTCTGTATTTCTTCCTTTGTATCTGAATCAAAGTCTTCATTCTCTTCTTCATCAAATTTAACATCTTCTATCCATGTTATGATTCTATCCTGATAATCTTGAGGCATTGGAGGAACACCACCAACATTTACTTCTATTATATCATCTCCATATTCTATAACGTCTTCTGAAATATAATCCATCATTTCTTCTGGAGTATCAAATGTATCATGATGTGATTCTTTCATTGTTATTTCATCACTTTTAATCTCAAATGATCCATCTTCTTTCACTTCACTCTCTTCAAACTGCATGTTTTTAGCTTTGAATGCTGAAGTTAATTTTCCTTTTGCCCAACTCATAAAGGCTTCTGTAAATTTCTTCATTATGGTATAACAAATACTTCTCTACGATTTACTATACAATCTTCTATGTCTTCTCTCCATAACTTAATAGAGTTTTCAACATTGATTGCAGACCCACCAATTGGTATCTGATCCATTCTTAAACTAGTGGATATTATATCAATACATGTTAATTTTACACATGCATCCTCTACGTCATCTGGTACAGTTTCGTCACCATATCTATATGTAACTCTAATTCTGTTCTTTCTCATTATACTAAACAAGAAACCTCTAAGATATAATCTTCCATATGTTTCATCAAATTCATACCATTGATCGTTTGATAGTATATCATCATATGCAGAACCACTACCTTTCCACACTTCTATTTTGTCCCCTGAAGATGAATTTAATGGTTTAATCTGTCTATGTTGTAACCAAATTGGAGTACCCCATCCAAATGTATATAATAATGCTAAATCGTGAATCTCTTTAGTTACTTTTTTTTCTCTTCCAAATGTATGTCCTATACGTCTATCTAACTCTTCTTCTTTTCTGTTGATGATTTTTTCAACTTGAGTCTTATTAGGAGTAGTAGTAGCAGTAATGGGGATTCTGAGAAAATCAGCAATATCTTCCACTGTGCAGTATGTAACAGCCATGATATAAATAAAAAGGTTAAGTATTTAAATTTACTTAAATACGATGATGTATTCTGCTGCACCTGTAACATCAGCATATATACCATTCTCAAATCTCCTATGTAGTTCATCAACATCGTGAACTTCTTCGCCAAATACAGTGATTTCTGCTGGAGCACTTGAAGTAGTACCGTTCTTTAGTACACATTTAGCACCAGATGAACCTTTTTTAGAAACATGAACAGCTACAATTACCCCATGTCCTCCCTTTACAAGGACATCAGCATTGACATTAACTACATTGTGGTTTAGTTCTACCATGATGATTAATTCATACGTTCATATATAAACTTTATGAATAAAAAAAAGTCGGCTATTTTGGACTCTAGTAGCCTATGACTAGGAATTCGAATACTTTATTTGCAATTGAAGTTGAGTTTGCTACTTCTGCAAATACAGCACCTGCTGAACCACCTACGGAATAGAGTTTGATTTTCTCATTGGCTTTGTCATATTCTACTTTGTATAGTGAATCTGTAAATTCAGGTATCACTGCAACGAGTGTAGAAATTCTTCCCTCTTTGAGGTCAGCTGCCACTCCGTTGGTTGCATAAGCATCAGAACCACCTGCTGTGACTTTGATCTTATATATTCGCAGTTTTGAAGTTAATGCTGCTTGCCATGAAAGTGTTTTTCTCACGTTAGCTGCTGTCCAGTCGGATGTACTTAATGTAACTGCCATTGGTTAATGTATGAACCACCTATATATAAGTATTAAAAAATAAAAAAAGGGGGTTTTGTGGTTTGACTAAAGTTTAATATCTCTAATCTTACCTTGAGACTTGAAGTGTCTACAGACAGTTTCTCCCATAGTTCTGAATACACCTTTCTCAACAAATGCGTTGTTTACGAATGGGTATGCAGGAGATCTGCGAGTTGCTTCATAGTATTCTGTTGGAATTGCAATTGAGATTCCGATTCTTGGATATCCGTAACCTTCAGCATCAGATGTATCTAATGCGAATAGTCTTCCTACTTCAGATGAATCACTAGCGTTGCTAGGAGCATCTTTGGATGGAATGAATGGGATTCCATAAATGGAGTCTACGTGGATTCCGACACCAGTTCCTTTGAAAGTCTGAATTCCGTTAACATCGATTTGTACGAGTGCTTCACCGTATGGATTTGGAATACGGACTGAAGGCATGTATAAACCTTGTATTTCAGAATAGACCTCGTGCGAACCGAGGAATACGTTAGGATCTTTACCTGCTGCAATACGGATCTTTCTTAAGAAAGTACGTAATGTATCGTCGGTAAGGACACCGTTAGTACCAATGGTACCTGAAGCAGATTCTACAGTACAGTCAAAGTCAGTGCCACTGTCTCTATCAACAGTTGCGTTTGCAGCCCATGGGTCATAATAACCTGTTTGTGAACCACCTAATGCATCTTCTTCAGCATCGCTGGAGATGATTCTATCAAGTGTTTCAAAGTCCTTGGTACCTGTGTTAGCACCACTTGCACCTGCTGCTTCTGATTCAACGTCTGCCAAAAGCATTCTGTTTAAGAATTCCTTGTGTTGAACTGCCATATACAATCGAAGTGAACCTAATCCACCCCAAATGTCGTCTTTACTGTGAGTAGCTAACCATTCCATAACTTCAGATGCACTGAAAGGCAACTGAGCTGTTTTTGGTCTGATGTCTATCTCTTGTAAAGTTGGTTTGACAGTTTCAGCAATGTTACCACCTTCTGAAGTACCACCCAAAGTAGTGTTACCTTGGTTTGTATTTAGAGTTGGTTTTGCTGTAATTACACGGAATCCAGATTTATCCCAAGGATATTTTGGGAGTATACCGAATGCGTTAGCCTCTAAGTTAAGTTGTGCCCATGCGTAAGCCCCAAAAATTGCGTTAAAAACGCCAGTTGTGGAGGTTGTTACTGGAGCATCAGCTTTTCTAAGGAGATTTCTGTTGTATCCGTAATAGAGTGCCTCTAGTTCGTCAATAGTTTTTACTTGAACCATTTTAGATCAATCCTACCTCATCTGATGATGGTTTGTAGTAGTGTCCTGATTGGATTTTCAAAGCGATGTCTGAAAGTCCATCGTGACCGACTGCTCTAGCATCTTTCAAGATCTGTGAGTAATCTTGTGTGTAAGATTTGTCAACAGATTCTATTGCTGCGTTAGGGCGAGGAGTCTCGGTTGTGAAGGTATGTTCATTTTTCTGAACCAATTGTGGTGAAGCTTTGGTTTCCAATGTGTGTACAGTGTTACCTGAAGGCTTATCCTCAACTGTTTTGTCTCCATCGAGTTTTGCTTGCTGACCTTGTTCATAAGGCTCTGCTGGTACTGTTGCAATTTCTGCACCAATATCATCTTTGTCTTGAACTTTTGGTTGTGCTTCCAAACTAGCATCAGATCCACTTGGGGATTTGAATTGACCGTCTTTTGCAATCTCTTGTAGACTAGCTACTTCGGCTGCTAAAGATTTGTGGCTTTCTAGGATGGTTTTTTGTGACTCGACTACGGCTTTCAATGTATCTGCGATAACATCGTAAGCTTTTTCGACTTGTTTCTCTTCTTCTTCGTCTTCCTTTTGCTCTTTACTTTCTACTTTTTTGTCTTCTTCTTCTTTTAGAATGTTGTCTGCCATGTTGTTATTGAAATTATATATAAAGGGTTTATAAATATTGTGGTTATTTATATTTTATGGAAAATTACCTAAATCTTCTGGTTTTCTGTTATATCTGCGTGTTTTTCTTTTTTTATCGCCTATATTATTAAATCTAGTGTTGAATTTTCCATCATCTTGTGTGCCTGAAAAATCTCCTCCTCTAGGGCTAGTTCCATTACCTGATACCCCTGCATTCTCATGCTTGCCTAAAATTTCAAGTTTTTTTTTAAATCTTTGTCTAGTTTAATTAACTCTGATACTGCATTATTTATCATTCTCTTTGTAGGAGTATTATGTAATTTATGATGATGACCAACTTCTGGTGGGAAATTATCATCTGATCCATCATTATTATAATGTTTCTTACCAGATACTTTTCCACCTGAAGTACCTTCTTGTCTTTCTCCTTCTTTATGATATTTGTAAGGCTCTTTAACCTTATCTCCTCTTATTGCACTGGTATCACCAAATGCACCTTCTACCTTTTTTTGTGTTTCTTTTTCTGCTGCTAGAACTGTTTTAGCACTTTTTGGTTTAGATTTCTTTTTAGGTGTACCCAAGATATTTGTTCTCTGTTTATATCTGTGTTCTTCTAGTAATTTATCCATTTCTTTTATTTCTTCTTCTGATAATTTAATTCTTTTTGAGTTGCGAGCCACTTTTACTAATTCAATAACTCTCCATTGCATATCTAAGTCAAATGCTTCTTTTCTTAGTTCATGCCATGATTCTGTTTTAATTATTTTCTTTCTTTTCACAACACGTTTTTCGTCTGTATCTGGGTATGGACTTCCACTTCCTGTCCATTGAGGAGGTACTTCTCCACCAACTTCACCTTTCTTTGCGAATGAACCTACAATCTTTTCTGCACTTTTTCTAGATTTACCCTCTCTCATTAATGCTTGAACTTTTTCTTCAAATGTTTGATATTCATTTAGGTCTGCTCTTTTCACTTCTATAT